CAGCATGTGTAGCAACTGTTAATGTAGTGTCAGCTGTTAAGCTAACAGTCATACCAGGACCTGTATTTACAAAGCCATTTTTAGAAATGACTGGTCCTGAAAAGGTAGTGTTTGCCATAATTTTTCTCCTAGTTATTTCGATGTAGTCTCTAGGCCGTCGTCTGAGTACGTCTACACCAAAAGTTTATCTCAGTTTGTTAAGATGAATTATACTCTTTTAAATATAAATATGCAAATAAAAAGGGGGCCGAAGCCCCCTCAATATTTTAGTGTTAATCTAAAGATTAAGCACCTGGAGATGCGAACATACCTCTAAAGTCAGAAAAGCCGAAGCTGTATCTTTCTCTAGCTTTATATCTCATGTTTCCTGTATCGAAATCACCTTCCATAGCAGTTTTTAATGCTGCTCTTTCGAAGTATTTCATTCCATTAGGAACATCAGTTTTGATAAAGAATGCATCAGTATCAGTTAAGTAGTTATTCACTACATAACCTTGAGGAATCATCCCCATTGATTTGATTGCATTAGTATCGTTATCTGCAGTACCAACTCTTAGAGAAGACTTCATTAGTCTTTCAGCTGTAAATTGTAGAGCAGAAGGAATAATCATTTTTACTCCTCTTGCAGCAATTTTTAAGCCTCTTTCATCAGTAAGAGCAGCAATGTCAATAAGTGCTTGCTCTAAAGATGTCTCGTTAAGATCGGCAGACGTTGCTAACTCATTAGAAACAGTTCCGTTCAAAGTTGGGTGGTCAGTAGCAAAAAGCTCCTTACCATCACCGCCTGGGAACGAAGAACTAAATCCATTGTTTAGTACGTTTGCAGCTTTAACTTGCTTAGTTGTCGCCATAGATCTTGCTAGTGCTTTGGTATAACGTGAACCAAGACTATCATACAAGTTATCCTCAATTGCTTCTTCAGTAATAGAAAAAGCGAGAGCAATTGTCTCATGAGTGTATCTTGAAGTGAAAGTCTCTTGTGCATCGTCATAACCCACAGCAGATCCTTCTTGCTTAACTCCAGCAGTTCCAAAACCAGATAACATCACTTCTTCTTCAAAAGCTCTGTCAGATGATTCTTTGTCGAAAATCTCAGAATGTTGATTTTCGTAGTTTTTGTACTCAAGTCCGAATAATGCATTCAGACCTGGCTCTAGCTCTTTTGCTAGTTGTCCTCTTGATATAGCCATATATTCCTCCTGCTATTATGCGTCACCACCAGTAGTCGTAAGGTAAAGATGCTCGTTAAATTTAACTACATAATTACAATTCGCACTAGCGATATCATTGTTAAGTACGTCTGTTGACGGTTTAATAATCCTGAACTGTGCAGTAGCACCAGAACCAGTAACAGAAGAAGCGGTAGTTGATTTAGCTCTACCAGTGACAGTGTCACCAGATCCTAGAATTGAATCAATATTATTACCTTGTGCTGCTTGTGCTAAGACTCCTCCTGCTTGAACTTCAAACAGAGTGTTAGGATCGTCGTAAACGAACGCGGTTATTACTTCACCAGTAGCCACATTAGTTTGCGAATACTGATTTTTAAAAGTTGGTTTTCCAGTTGACGGGTCTTTGGAAATGAACACACCATTTAAAACACCAAGATTCTTAGTGCTTGTTGCGGTACCAGCAGTTATTACACCACTAGCATTACCAACAATCATACCTTGAAATAAATCAAGGCTAGCGTTGTCAGCTATTTTGTATTCACTTGTAGCCATGTTATTAACACTGCTACCCAGTTTTCCCATTGCTCTGAAACCAAATGCGGCATCTTGATTAGCCATATTGTTTTCCTCCTTAAAGGGTTAGTTGATTAAAATGATGGGTAAAAATATCTAAAAATTTAGTCTTTCGAACCACCAAAAGTTACACGAGTCTGTCGATTATTATTAATCGGCATACTTGGATGCTGTTCCTTCATAAGATCGTTGTCAACTGCGTCTGATCTTTCGGCAGTGACTTTATTAAAGTACGCTTCACGCGACTTTGCGATTTCTTCAGGGATCCTTGCCAGCACAAGGCCGCCAACTCCTATCATTCCTGCATACTTACCGTCATTAACACTTGGATAATTATCATTCGGATATTCATCTGCTCTTACAAATTCCCATCCAGAACGCATTTTACCTGAAACATTTTGAGTGTCATCGAAACCCATTGTTTCAGTTCTTATCCATCTGTGTCTATAACCGTCTGGTGCAGGCGGTGAATCTAGAGATGATGGTGGAGTCCAAACTTTAGGTTGTTCTTGTTTAACCCTAGTTTCGCTCACGCGGGAAGTTTTAACAGTCTTAGTTTTGTCTGTTGCTTTTTTAGTCATATGCTTATACCTCCTTCGCGGCTAATTGTTTCGCATACTCTTCGAGTGGCACACCTAATCTTTTAGAAATTGCTACCTGTGATGGTGTGAGCCTCACAGTTTTTCTGCGTCCTTTAGTTGCCGGACGTTTGGCACTTGCTACATTTTGAGCAGGTTGCTCAGTAGAAGTCTCTACACTATCAAATTTGTGTGGAAATTCAAGTCTTATTCTTTTATCTACTTCAGAATAATATTCTGTCGTATTTGGATCAAAACCTTCGTCTTCTACTAATTTTTTATGTATATCAAAAGCCGTGTAAGTCATAGCATTATCTGAACCAAACCAAGGGTTTTTTGATGCCCAAGCGTCTGCTTGTGGATCGGGTGCCGCTGGTTGTGGCGCTGGTTGTATTGGTCTTTCGACTGGTGCTGGAGCGTTAGCTCTATACTCTTGCTCTTGTTTAATACGTTTTAGTCTAGTGTTTTCCATAGCTAAGTTAGCTATTTCTGATTGTGCTTCAACTTGTGCTTCAACATCACCAGCGGCGATAGAAGCAGCTAATCTTTGTTTAGCGGCCTCAGTACTACCAGTAACACGTTGTTCAAACTCTTTAGCAAAATGATTATCTAAGTTATTAAACCTAGTTTTTAATTTGTTAGCATCTTCTGATACATTTTTTGCATATTGAATAGCTTCTTCTTTTTGTCTTTCAGCTTCACGCATTTTACGCGTTAGCTTAGCTATTCTTTTTTGAACACCTTCTGAATATTCACCAAGCTCTTCTTTTTCAGTTTTACTTTCACTTGGTTTTTCGTCAGCAGATATTTCTTCTACTTGTATGTCTTCTTTAATTGATTCTTCAACAGCAGGTGCATCTAAATCAATTGTTGTTTCTTGTTCGTTAGCTTCGCCAACGTCTATTGTTTTTTCTTCGTCTTGCATAGTATATCCTCCTATGGTTTACATTGCGTGGATAAGATCTTCCGGACTACTTATTGTCCCGAGTACCTCATCATCGTTTAACATTCTTATCTCACCACCATCAATATCCATACGTGAGCCTGCATATCGTGCAAACACCACCCAATCTTTTTCTTTGCACCATGGACCTGTTGGGTATCTATCTTGATCTTTATAACAAAGATCACCCATCTTTAACACGTAGCCAACTTGTGTTGCTACTCGTGCTCGGTCTAATGTTTCTTGTGCAATAATAATACCGCCCTTAGTTTCTTCTTTGACTGCAAAGGGCATTACTAATAAACGCCAGCCAGTAGGACTAGGTAATTTTTCTAGGTTAGTTTCTTGAGGTTCTTGTTTAGCTTTCTTAGCTTCTTCTTTATATTTTTTTTCTAATGCGTGTGACTTTGTCATCGTTCGGCTCCTTAGGGTTAAGCAGGTTAGAGATTTCCTGTAAAATGCGATCATTAGTATGAATCGTTGCTGTAATATACTTATAAGTGTCCATATTGTCAACACCACTAACTAATATAGAGATATTGTTTTCTATGTCTTCTTTAATATATTTTTGTATCTTAAAAATTACGTTTATGGGGTCGGCTTCTTGCATTTATCAGGTTCTCCTAAGCTAGTCCAAAACTCGTCTAGAGCATTGGGTTTTTCTTGTTTACAACATTCCCCCGATTGTTCTTTTTCTTTTGTGTGACAGGCACACGTGTCTTGTTCTTGCATCTTCTTTCCTCCCGCTGTCTAATAGATTCTTTATATGAAAGTTCTAATAGTTTATTTTGGTGCTCCCAGTAATCATGAAAGTCAACT